TAAACAAATTAGACTCGCGTATAGTAAGGATAATGGGGTGTTCTTCACAATGGTAATTGACCTACTCCGCAACCGTTCTGCTATGACTATTGAGCAGATTTATAAAATCTGTATGGAAGAGAACCCCGATTTAGTTTCTCGCCTGTTTGGGGACAAAGAAGGTATGAAGAAAATGAAGCAAAGGCTGATGAAGGGTGGGGAGGCTAATGGTATTCTTCACCAAGGGGGTAAATTTTTCTGGGATGGAGAAACTATGAAGAAGGCCATTTCGCGTAAGGCTCAGTTTGAAATGTGGTTCACCGAAGATGGTTCCCTACATTTTATTGTATACCATGAGGGTAAGGAATATGTGTGGGAAATTGAAGTCGGTGAAGAAGATGAGTTATACGACTTCTTAGGAGAGTCGGGTAAATATCCCGCCCATGTAATTGATAAGGCTTCTAAGGATGGTCTGCTCGATAAGGGAACATTAGTTATTGGGGCGCAAAGACATGGTTACCACGAATATATTTTAACAGGTGAGGATATTAAGTCTAAACTACACTTCCGCTATGTGGAAGCATTCGAGGACCAAAAGATGTGGATTGCCTTTACGGGATATGAAACTAAGCCCGCACCTAAGGATTCAGATGAGGGCTTGGTGAATATTTATGAGGACAAGTTTGCTAATGATATGGAGATACAAAAAATGGCAAATAATGCTCATGGACTTATACAATTGGTGGCTTATAAATTATTATTAGAAAAAGATTATTTTACTTCTGATGATGTAGCAAAAGAATTAAATGTTGGCTATGATACATTTTTAGATAATCTACAAAATAGTGGCGTTATTACATATAGTATTAGAGATAATACGGGACGCCGTGGCGGTGACCCCAATGAAGGAAAAGCTTCTTATAATATTAACGTAAGATACCCGATGCCCTTTAGTAGAGCATCATATAATTTAAACGCATATAATAAGATACAAAAAAATTTATCTTCAAGACTTATTTCTGGTTTAATTCCACGTCCAAAAGGGGGAAATTATATTACTGACTTAGAAGGAAATAGATTAAAATTAGTTCGAGATTATGTTTATTATAGAACCTTAACAGACGGAACTCAACTTACAGGATTTTTTAGTCAAGAAGGATATGAAGAAAAAAGAAATGAACTGCTTCAAGAAATTGAACAGGGTTATGAATCTTTATTAGAATTAGGAAATAAAAGTCCCCGTGAATTCAATTTAAGAACAATCTCATACGCTAAATTCGATATTGACCTTCCTACTGAGTTACTAAGAATCTCCCGCGAGAGGCAAAATTCCTAATAACCTTTATATAGTCATTAGTAAAAACGGTATAAACGAGGCGACGATAATGCAATTAGAAACACCTATGTTTGGAAACTCCCCCCTCGACGGTGGTGAGTTTGTTATCCTAAAGCAAGATAAGGAATTGGTAATTGCAGGCTACGCTTCTGTAGACGTGGTTGATAAGCAAAATGATAAAATCACCCTACCCGCAATCCGTGAGGCTGCGGATAAATTTATGAAAGAGGAGCGTTATCGAAACGTAATGATTACGCACTCCAACGTTCAAGTTGGAGAAGTCCTCAACGAATATACAGATTCCAAAGGAAAAGTCCTAAAAACAGGCGTTGATGATACAGGTTTTTTTGTAGTAATTAAGTTAAGAGATGATATAGAGAAGGCGCGAGAAGTGGCCCGCGATGTAAGAAAGGGACGCCTACGTTCTTTCTCTATCGGTGGACAGGCGTTAAATAAAGTTAACCGACATGATGAATCCGTGGGGACATACAAGGAAATTGATAAACTTGAACTCCACGAGATTACAATTTGTGAGGAAGGCATTAACCCCGAAGCCAAATTTGATATTGTAAAGGAGGATAAGAAAATGAGTGAAATTGAAAAGGCACTAAACGAATTTAACGAAGTAATGTCGGAACTCCGTAAGGAACTTCTTTTGAAGGATGATTCAGAAGACAGTGATTTCCAAATGGAGTCCGAGGAAGATGTAGAAATGATGGACGCTATGCCTACTTCTCAAGAAGATGAGATGGAGTCTTATGGTAAGAAAGATGTAGAAATGCAGAACTATGACGGAGAAATGAAGTCTGTTCGTGCAGATACTCTCGACCTCTCTCCCTCTAACATTGAGAAGGCTTACGAAGCCTTCCGAGCCGAGCGTGAAGAGGAGCGAGCCTATGATTTAGTCAAGGCTCAATTCGAGGCTCGCTATATGGCTGAGTTAGAGGCTGAGAAAGCCCGTATTGCTAAGGAAGAGTTTGACGCTGCTGATGCAGTTATGGCTCTTAAGGATGAGTTTAACGCTCTCCGCAAGTCCCTTGAGCAAGGCGATGCAACCATCGCAAAGTCTGTTGAAGCACAACAGGCTCAGATTGACGAAGACTTTTCCCGCGTTGCAGAAATGTCGTGGAGCGAAGCACACGAGTTAATGGCTCGTTACAACAGGAGATGATTAAAATGAGTGGATATTATAAGACAATTGCAGACTTAGAACGAGCAACCTATGGTTCCTTCGGTGGCGACAGACTACTTAAGGCTACAGGTGCTACAACAGGAATTGAAGGTAGTCACCATGATGGTGCTGCTAGAACAACCACAACCGCACTATACAACCTTGTATATGGACAAAAGGTTTGGTCTATGATTAACCGTGAGATTAACGCACTTTCTATGCTTCCTAAGAAGCCTTGGAAGTCCTCCGGTTGGAGAGTCCTAAAGGAACGTGCTCTCGGCGGTGGAACAGACTTAATGACTGTTGCTGATTCCGCTACCCTTGGTGGTGTTGTAGAAAACGAGGCTCTTAGCAACATTACAAACATTCGACCTGTTTACGATGTTCTCAGCATTTCGCCTAAGACCATCGCACACACCTTCGAAGTTTCGGAGATTGCACAGTTAATGGGTGGACTTGACGACGGTATTGGCGACCTCATGCAAAACTACCGTGAGGAAGTTGGTATTAGCCACGCTGAAGTTATGAACAAAATGGTTCTTCTAGACCTTACCGCTACTGCCGGTGAGGGTCTTCGAGCAAGCGGATTTACTGAGGCTGAGAGAGAGCAGAACTTAACTTCTCTTTATCACATTATTTCTAACTTTGCTGAGATTACTGCCGCAGAAGCCGCTTCTCCCGCTCTTGCTAACTCGTTAGAACTCTTTGGTGCTACACGTTCCGCTTCGGACCCTCACCTAGAATCTTACGTTGACCGAAACAGCGGCACAGACCGTGCTCTAACTGTTAACCTACTAAACACCGCTCTCCGTCAATTGATGGCTCGCGGTGGTGACCCGAAGGTTATTCTAACCGGCTACGACACCATTCAAACTCTTGGTGAGTTACTACAAGCCCAAGAGCGTTTCATGGGTCGTTCTGAAATCGTCCCAACCCATTCGGGTATTAAGGGCGTTTCTGGCCGTGAAGTAGGTTTCCGTGTTGCTACATACCACGACATTCCGATTATCCCCGTAAAGGATATGCCGAATGGTGGTGCAGGTCTAAGCGATATGTTAATTCTAGACACCGACCACTTGTTCCTTTGCACACTAAAGCCCACTGAGTATTTCGAGGGTGGTATCAATGCCGATGTATTCGGTCATGGCAAACTCGGACACCGTGGTCTTTACCGAACCGTTGCAGAAACAATGTGCACATACTTCCGTGGACAGGGCAAGATTATTGACTTAGAGTGAGGTGTTTTAATTGACTAATACAGTTTCAATTAAAGCAGACCACTTAGGCACTAGTAGGCCTTACGTTGTTGGACACCAATATGTTGTTTTAGCAGATTGTGATATTACATCTTATAGAACAGGAACAACTGCTACTTCTGGCTCACCTACAATTAACGCAGATAACGTTACTAAGACATTTACTACTGATGATGCTAGTTTCGTATCAGACGGGTTTGTAGTAGGGGACCATGTGACTTTTGCGGGTTCTGCCGCAGGTAATAACAGTGTAGTATTTAAGTTATCAGCCGTTACTGCCGATGATTTAACTACTACACAGGCTGTTACTGTAGACGCGGGTGATGGTGATGAAATCGTAACCCATGCAGGCGAAAAGGTTCTTGCTTCGTCTTTTGGTCTAACGAGTATTACTAGTGTTGAGTTAGTGGGTCAAGAAAACCACGATTGTAACTTTATTATTGGAGATGTAAGCGCGGATGGTAGTTATTTCTATCTATATGCTTACACCACAGGGTCAGCGGCTCTTTTGAGCGCAAGCCTAAAATCCGGTGATATTGGCGTGGCTACCCTAAAGGTAACAGGTAAACTTTGAGGTGATTTAGGATGGTGCGAATGATTAACAAAGCAGGTGGAACGAAAACAGTCCTCGGTAGAGATATTGGAGGAAACGACATTGTTGATGTTCCGGAAGACCTAGTTAGTTTATACCTTCGCAACAAATTTGTGTTGGTTTCCGAAGGGGAAGAATCTGCTCCGGTGGTTGAAGAAACTGCCGTTGTGGAGGACTCCCCTTCGGAGCCTTCCCTAGATTTGGAGTCTATGACTAAGAGTGAATTACAGTCCCATCTTCGTGAATTAGATATTTCTTATAAATTCTCAGATAGTAAGGCTACACTTTTGGCTCTAGCACTTGGCGAAGAAGAGTAAGTTTAAATACCTACTCTTACTTACCTATATTACAGGAGGCTGATAGCATGGCTAATAACAGAATTAAAAGGATTACGGCAGATACAGTGATTACAGATAAGGGTGGAACATTTGAAGGTATTATTTTCTACATGGGTGCAGGTGCTACTGTTAACACATATGTTTCTGTGTATGATGATGTAACGACAAGCACACCTGCTAACCAAATTGCTAAATTCCATACTACGGGTTCTGTCCCCAATGGGAATGACTATCGCGGCTTTAGCACAGTATGTGTAAATGGACTCGTTGTTACTGCAAGTGATTGGACGGCATTAGAAGTTTACGTTATCTACTGTTGAGGTGTCTTGAATGCCTACAAAGGTAGAGCCGATTAGCGGTGGAGGAATTGACCCAAACGTTAACTATGATGAAAAGAAGGCGGTTCAGCTTTTTACAAAATATATCAACCCCGTTACAAGCGATAAACAACAGTTTGTGAGGGAGTTTATTGATTGGCTCTCTAAGGAACATTTAGTAGATGGCTTTAATGATGAAGTCTTCGACAAAATTAATTTAGAAGCATATAATAAATTTCTTCAAATGTCTGTAATGGAAACAATTGGTTTCTTAGACTATGCTACTGACTCTATGGATATTGGGCAATTAAAATCCTTAGTTGATAAAAAAATGGAAGAAATTGAACAGAACCTTGAAGATGAAGGGGTAAAGTTTGCAAATGAGGATGAAAAGAATAAGCGTTTAAATGCTGAAAGGGATAAAGTTAAAACACAAACGAAACAGGATATGTTAGAACAGGCCCGTCTTATTGAGCAGGACCGTTCAACTTTAGAAATTACTTTCCAAGACGTTTTAGATTTAAACGATGCTCGTCTATATTCTAAGTTTGACCCCCTGAGTGAAACATTTAAAGAAAGATATGGCGTAAGTGGTTTTGAAAAACCCACCATGTTAGAAGATGAAGAACTTGTTCGCGTTGAAGATATTGAAGAAAGAAGAGAAACTTTAGGACAAACTAGAGAAAAAAGAGAAACTGTCCGCGAGTGGTTAGAAACAGAAATTGATATTCAGGAAAATACTGAACAGATTAATTTTATGTGGGATATTGGTAGGTCATATTATCCGGGGAGAAGTGAGTTTCAAATCCCACAAACGGGTATTAACTCTTATTCATTTACACAAACCATTAAACCAACGGAACAAAATGGGCTTATGTTAAGAGTTGGAGATAAAATGGGGCAATATCTACCCGCTCTCAAAAACCGAGTAGCAAAAAAACTTAGTAGTCTAACGAGAGCGACTGAACGTATGAATAAAATTGAAGGTGAATTTCCTGAAAACGAATTACTAAATAAATTTTTAAAATACTTACGCGAAGAAATTTTTGGTAGTGATTTACGAACACTTAGAGATATTCTTACTTCCGATGCTGAAGATAAGGAATTAATTAGTAAATTAGATAAGCAATTATTAGATGCAAATAACGCATTAACTAATTTATTGGAACAAGAAGATTTTGAAGAAGGTATTGAAGAACTCGCAGAGGAATTAAATAAAATTGTGAAAATTCTTAGCCGTGTATTTTTCGCCAAATCTGTTGAAGTAGAAGATGAAAATTTAAACGGACTTGCTGATACCTTCGGTCAAAGGTTGAAGCAGTTATATGATGATTCATTAGCAGATGCTAGAGAAGACCCAACAAAGATTGATGATTTAGTGGATGTAATGGTAAAGATTAGAAATAACTCGGATTTATTTTCTATATCAGATGTTGAGAAATATAAACATAATTTAATTACTGCTTTACTTAATTCAAAACTAAATCCCCGCTATATTGGACCTGTTACTCTTGCATTTAGAAAAAATGGAAATATTCAAATTTCCTTTACAGGTCAAGTAGAAATTCAACCTGAATTGGGGTCGAGAGGTAGTCTTCAAGGTTTGGGACACGCTTCAAAATTAAGTAGTAGTAGAAAAAGAAATCCTTCACCTACTAGTAATGTTATTATTAAAACGGCGTTAGAGTCTATGAATGATATTAGAACTCGACTTTTAGATTTAGATAATCTATTTAGGAGGGTCTGATAATGGTAAGAATTATAGCACCATCAGATAGTAGTCTTAATTCAGTAAATTATGCTAACGGTGTGGGTTCCTATACAACCGCAATTAAGGTAGCCGCCTTATTGGGTATCTCAGATTTCACGACCACCACTTCTCCAACTGTTGCTGAAGTGGGCGACCTTATTCGTAGGTGTGAGGATTACATAGACAACGCTACAAATGATTCTTGGAGAGAAAATTTAGTGGAAAATGAATACCACGACTTTGAACTTTTTGATAAGTATTTATACACATATGCGGACTACGCTGGAAAGATTCGTTTAGAAAATGAGCATATTAGGAAAGTTATTCGAATTCAATCTTGGGAGGGTGGCTCTTATAGAGATTTAGCATCAGCAGTGGCGACAGTTACAATTTCCGATTTCTCGAATATTACAGACATTACATTAACAGCGGGAAGTCTTTCTTGGACTCTAACCGCCGTTTCTAATAGCACATCTACGGGATTTAACAATGCGTTTGGCACTCGCACAACTGCACAGGAATTGTGCTATCTTATCAATGAACAGGCTCCCGCTATTACAGCATCCTTTACAGGGGCCACTACAAGCAAAGGTTTGAATGATAGCACTGATACCTACGCAATTTCAAACTTTTTCTACGCCGCTTTGGAAACAGATGATACAGTTACTATTGTTTCTCTACTTCCGGGCAGTGATGGTTCCTCATGCACAATCGCTAAGACAGGAACGGGGATTAGTGTAGCAGGGTTTACAAATAAGGAAGAATACGACCGACGACAGAATTGGTGGGATATCCGCGATAGTGGAGATATTTTCTTTGTATCTGAATTTCCTGTGCATAAGAAATACGCGTTGAAGGTAACCTATACCTACGGTAATGGGCGCGTTCCTGCCACTATTGAAGATGCGGCTACTAAATTAGTCTGTTGTGAAATGATTGCTTCTGATGATTCTTACACTTTATTAGACTCAGGTGGAAGCACTTCGGGTATTGACCTTAAGAGTAAATACGATTCATATAAAGCCGATGTGGATAAGATTATAAAGATGAATAGACGAGTGATGTATTATCTAGATGGTAACTGAGGTGTTGATATGGCGTGGTGGGATATTATTAAAAATAAGGAATTCAACCGACTTACAGATTTTGTAAGTATTGTTAGAGAGCATTTAGAACCCGATGAGGGGGCTAAGGTTTTATCAGATTGGAATAAATTTGGTGACCTTGACGCCGCTATTCTTAATGAAATTAGAAGAATGGAACAGCATTTGGGAATTCTCAGAAATAATTTAAGCCCTAAATTAAAGGCAAATATGGAAGCATATGTGGAAAAATTACAAAATCTTATTGGGTGATACTATGGAAGAATGGTGGGAAACGCTTAAGGCTAAGAAAAAAGTAAAGCGTGATGCCTGCTATTACAAAGTTAAGAGTAGATATAAGAAGTGGCCCTCCGCTTATGCTTCAGGTGCATTGGTTCAATGTAGAAAAGTAGGTGCTAAGAATTGGGGGGAGAAGAAGTGAGTTGGGAAGATATTATTAAAAACAGACCGGAAGGTTTAGGCAACCCCGACTTTGATGAAGATGATGAAGAAGTGGTTGAGGTTATGAACCAAGTTATTCACCACCTTTTAGCCCTAAGAGAAGAAATGGTAGCCGGTCGCATTGATAAGTCTATTGAGTTTTTAGACGCTATGGTTCAGGGCCTTCGTAATGAGGGGGCTACTGCATGAGTTGGGAGGACATTCTACTAAAAGATTGGGTAGATTGTTCTTCTTGTGGTAAAGGAAAAAAACGTCGTCCCTGTGGACGTAAAGATGCATCTAAGGGAACAAAGAGAAGATGTAGGCCAACCTGTTCTGCTTGTAAAGATTACAAGAGAAGAGGTGGGAAACCTAAGAAGCGTAAAGCAGGAACATTCGATAGAGAGGAAGAGAAGGGTCTTCACGGTTGGTTTGAAAGGAGGGGTTAGATGAACTGGAAACAGATATTAAAATCACCATATTATATTGGAGGTGAGAGTTATCGAGAAGGTAAGTTTCCAAGAGTGTCTTATTCTAAATTATATCACGGGTATCAGGGACAAGATATTAAAAATATAAATAAGCCCGGTGTTTCAAAATACTTTTCACCTAATATTTACATGTCTTCTCTTTATGCTTTTTTAGGATGGCATGAAATAGATGGTGATGTAAGGTTTAGAGATAAGGGTAAGCCTAGATTAATTCAATTATTACCAACAAAAGAAACTAAGGATTTATTTTTTGATTTTGGTATTATGGGAGCAGGTGTAGTTAGAAGAAGACCTAGAAAAAAAGATTGGCCTACCCCCTCATATCATATGCACCAAACGCCGTGGGGAGAAAAAATACTTCAACGTTTTGATAAAACAAAGGATTTTAAAGAATTACCTAGTTCTAAAGTTAAAGAATTGGGATTAAAAATAATTGATAGGTTAAAGCAAAATGATAGTGAAATGCTGTTGTTTTTAAGAGATGTGCAGGAAAGCGCAAAACCAATACAGGCAATTAATCACATAAATTATATGTTAGAAAAATATTGGTGAGGGGGATAAAAATGCCAATTAAAAAACGTAAAGACGGTTGGTATTGGGGTTCTCGCGGTCCCTACAAAACACGTAAAAAGGCTGAGGAAGTAGCCGCCGCTGCTTATGCTAGTGGATATGTGAAGAAGTCTTGGGTTGATATTCTTAAGGCTACCTTTAGACCCGCCGATGAACCTTTGTCCCCGACAGTTAGGGATTTTCTTAGACCTACCGCAGACGATGAAACAACGGCTCATTATAAAACAGATACAGGAGAGTATGCATTTAATATTACAAATCAAACTCCTGAAGAAATAGCACAAATTATTGCAGAAGAAACTACCCATCACGCTCAAGAAGTAGTAGGTAGGTTAGACCCCAATTATAGGCAATATCGTAACAATTTTATGAAAGATATAAATTATATGTCGAATTTAATTCTTCCTATCGCTGCTGCTAAACTTAGGGGTAATGATAGTAATATGCGTAAATTAACAGAAGCGTATGCAAATAAATTATTTAATTTATTATATAGGCAAATACAGGAAAATCTTATTTTAGAAAGCCACGCTAAGGAATCCGAAAATTTAGAACCCCTTGCTAAAACAATAGATTTATTCTCTAATTACGTAACCCGTGTAACTGATGTATATTTAGCTATGATTCCCCCACAATTAACAATTGCTGGAATACCAGAAGTATTAGAATTTATGATACCTGCTTATAATATTTTTAAAACAAAATTAAGTAGTTTAGCTAACAAAACAATAGATGGTATATTTACTGAATCACTTGCTAATAGAACTGCTGAATTTAGAGGTATAGCAATTGAGGCTATGGGTGAACCTATTCAGCAATTAAAGAATAAAGTTATAGGTATTATATTAAAGGATGTTGATGAAACAATGGATAGTGTAAGGGAGGAATTAAATGCGTGACGCTTGGTTAGATTTATATATTAGTGACGTGCTTGATAAGCAGGTATACCGTAATGGTATTAAAATTAGGTGGTGGAAATGGTGGTAACTTGGCAGGAAATTCTCAAGGGTTGCCACTGTGGGTGTGATTCCTGTGAGGATGAGGATATAGAGTCTGTGGACAAAGCCGCTTGCACAAAGAGGACCAAGAAAACTTCCTCCACCGCTAAGGGGAAGAAGTGGATGGCTTGCGTTCCTAATGGAAAGGGAGGCTACAAACGCGTTCATTGGGGGCAACGTGGAGTTACAGTTACAGGAAAGAAGGGAAATACAAAGAGAAAGAAGTCTTTCAATGCCCGACATAACTGTAAATCCTGTAAGGGTGGTGATTATTCTCCCCGCTGTATGGCTTGTAGAGATTGGTGATTATTATGTGGTTTGAAATACTTAAATCTACTATTCCTAAAGAGTTACAACGAGCATTAGCAGAAAAAGGATATGAAATTGTAGAGATGGGTGAAAAGGGTGGTAGACACTATCAACCAACAATTATGGAATTATCTACAGGCAGAACTATTCGTATTCCAATCTCAGGTGATGTTGTTAGAAATAAAGCAAACTCTCGTTCAATTAAAAATGTCGTAACTCAAGTGATTGCTAAATTTAAAGGTAGAGCGAGAAGAGGTCAGGGTGAATTTAAATTATCTGAAAATGATATTGAGGAACATTGGACAGATATTCTAAAAGGTGATTAAATGTTCCGTAAGCAGATTAAGAGGCTTGAGCAGGTTGCTAAGGAATCTCAGACTATTATGGAAACCATTGTAAAACAAAATCAGGATATTAATGACCTAATGAAAGAGCATATGGGAGAGGAAATTGCTGAGGAAGTAATGAATGAGATTATTCAAAAGGAGATTGCA